GGCCCGAGGCCGACGCCGCCATCTTGGACAAGGCCACCCGCCGCTTCATCGGCATGGCCAGCTTCGTCAAACCGATCAGCCGGTTCAACGCCACCGACGCCGAGCTGCAAGGCGAGGCGGAGCGCAAGGCAGCGGCGATGCAGTTTGCCCGGTCTGAAATCCGCGCTATCCAGCCCCATCTACAGCGCCGCGCCGCCAATGTCATCCCCACCAGCCGGAGCACCGATGCGACCGGCGAGGCATTGGCCGAGGCCGAGGCCCGCGCAGCGGCGACTGCCGACCGGCAGGAAGCCACCCGGCGCGAACTCCGCCGCGTGAATATCACCGACGCCGACCGCCATGCCGCCGTGCAGGTGGCCGCCGACGAGGCCTTCACTGGGGCCAACCTCGACGCCCTGGACGACCGACGCCCGGGAACCATGGCCGATGACGACATCAGCGCTGTGCTCGACGCCATCACCTGACCTTTTTTCGCAGTAAACCAACAGGGACCAAAATGAGCAAAACCGCAACACCACCGGAGGCCGACGAGCCCGTCGACACCGGCACACCGCAACCGATAGCCACCGATCTGGTATCACAGCATAACCAGATCGCGATCAACCTCGACGCCACCCGACACCTGCCCCAAGACCAGCAGGACGAGATCATCTGGTTTCACCAGCACATGATCGACTCGCGCATCGGGTGCGCGGCGGCTGGGCAACTCATCAACTACGACGCCAGCGTCGTCAGCCGGGTTTTGCGCGGGTCGTATGCCGGAGACTATGCCAAGGTCTGCCAGGCCATCCGCAGCTACAAGGCCATCCACGCCGAGCGGATGGAGATTCAAAATCACAGCTTCGCCAAGACCCGGACCACCGACCTTATCTGGCGCGGCCTGAGCTACGCGCAGGCCAACAACTCCATCACCATCATCCAAGGGGAGTCCCGCATGGGGAAGACCTGCTCCACCCTGGCTTGGCGCGATGCCAACAACCATGGCCGCACCGTCTACTACGAAGCCCCGGTCAATGGCAGCCTCAGCGCCACCACCATCGGCCTTGCGGGATGCCTGGGTATTGGCAAGCGCAACAGCGACGAACTGACCAGGCACGCCATCTACGCCGCCTTTAATGAAAACCGGATGCTGATCATCGACGAGGCTCACCGCCTGATTCCCACGTCCGTCAATGCAGTGCCCAAGGCGCTCGAATTCATCCGAAGCATTCACGACCGAACCCATTGCGGGCTCGGGTTGATTTCCACAGGGCGCTTTGGAGTGGCCTTGGATCGGAGCCAATACCAATGGGAGCAACTCGTCGGTCGGGTCGGCATGCCCATCCGGCTTTTCCGCAAGGCCGAGCGCGAAGACGTCCTGCCCATCCTCATCCAATACATCCCCGAGCCCACCGAGCCCGTCGTCGAGATGGCCCTCGACATTGCCAACAAGCCAGGCCGCCTCGGCATCCTCGTCGAGACCCTCAAAATCGCCTCCAAGATTGCCGCCAAGCGCAAGGTCAAGCTCAGCGAGGAACACTTCAAGACCGCCCTCCGCACCCGCCAGGAGATGATGGGCGAAACGAAATTCGCAGCCCGATAAGGAATCCCCATGACCCTCCTGCTCCTCCTCCTTGTGGCCCCGGTCATTGCCTTTGCCGCCGGGTATCAGCTGGGCCGATTCAAAGCCACCGACGACGCCGTCCGGCTCCTGCAAAAGACCTTTCACAAAGGCATCCTATGAACCTTCCCACGACCATCCCCGTCATGTTCCAGGAATGGGTCTGGAGCGCGGTCGTCGTCGATTTCAAAGGCGACAGCCGCATCACCCGGGGCAACGTCACGGTGAACACCGACGTCAAATCAACCCACCATGAAATCGAACGCGCCATCCTTGGCGTTCTCTACAGCGACCCCAAAAACAAAATCCGGGGAGTCAATCAACTGGCCTGGATGCAAAAAACCGCCGAATGAACACCATCCGTGATCGCCTTGGGTTTGATCCCCGGGCATTGGTTCAGAGCCTAGCCGACCAAGGCAAAATGAGCCCTCCCCCGCAGGTCATTGACCTCATCGTCAACAAGCCAGCCGACGACCAAAAGCTCAAGCGCTGCACCCCGCGCAAACACAACGGCAGCCGCGCCGTTCTCACCCGCCACCGTACCCGCGAGACATTGCCCAAGTACGGCGACACCCGCGACGACGGCTACCGCTTCATCAGCTCCAATCCCATGCAAGACGACAAAGGCCTTTACTACCGGGAAAACTGGGTACGGCCCGAAGTCTTCGAAGAACGAAACAAAAAATATCGGAACAAGTACAAATGAAAGAACTCACCAAAGAAGACCTGCAAGAACGTGCGCAGCTCATCCGCGTTCACGAAGCCAACTGCGAGATCGAGCACCCCACCGATCAGGAAATCGCCTTCCGCAATGCCACCATGCGCAAGATCGCGATGCTCTTCGGGTACAACGAAGTGAAGGGCTTCGAAATGGTTGAGCGCACCCCACGCGCCACCAAGCCCACGGCCAAGTAACCCGCCTAGGCCATGAATGTTGCCGACCTTATTGCCCGCTGCCTCAGCGCCATCCGTAGCCAATTCTACGAAGACCAGGCCCCGAGGAACTTCCACCGCGACGAGCGGGCATTGACCAAGGCCATCGCCCGCTACGGGTACGTCTGCAACGAGCGCGGGTGGCAATTCGACGAACTCCACGTCACCCGCGCTATCGTTGATCTGCTTCCGAAGATTAAGCCGCCCGACCGTCAGTACCTGCCCACTTACCTTGAGAACTGCATCGATAGGCACGTCCGCCAGCGAGCCGAAGAACTGAGCGCCAAGGCCAAGGCCACTCCCAACCGCCTGGCCATCGTCCTCAAGGCCGCGTCGGCCATGGCCGATGCCACCAAGGCCGTTGAAGCCGTGGCCCCCCGCGTGCCCAGCGCCACCGAGCAGCTCGACCAGATTTACCGCGACCTCGCCCGGAGGAAGCGCACCGCCGTCAAACAAGCCAGGGCCATCAAGGCCGCTCCTCAAGCCGTCGAACTCACCCTCCTATGACCGCCGCCCAACGCAAAGACACCCAAAAGAAAACCAGCGAAGCCCTCCGCTTCATGCAGATGGCTCAGGACAAACTCCGCGACGACGACAGGTTCGACCTTGTCGGAGCCCGGGCCCTGCTCGGCATGGCCAAGCTCACCCTCGAAGCCATCGACCGCGCCATCACCAACGGATAATCGACCTATGCTCACCGGGACCCAAAAAGCACTGATCAAACAAGCCCAGCGCGAGGCAGGCATCGACGATGCCGAGTATCGCGAAGCCATCGGAACCGTTTTGCCTGGGGCCGACAGCAGCACCGACCCGCGCCTCACCGATGGCCACCTCGACCGGCTCCTCGCTTACTTCGAGGCCATCTGCTGGCGCAAGCGCGAAGCCAGGGAACCGGGCATGCTCCGGGCCAAAGTCTTCCGCGCCCGCAACTATTGGGCTCTCAAAAATCGCAGTGGCCACACCAGCCGCGACCGCTTCACCACTGGACGCCTGCAAAATCAAATCCGCGTCGCCGAAGACCGCCTCCTCAGCCTGGGCAAAGACAAGGCCTACCTGGGAGCCATCCAAGGCAAGACCGGCCCCGGCTGGCCGTACCTCATGGCCCTGCGTCGCACCGTCGAGGCCGCCCAAAAGAAGATCGAGGCCTTGCAAGCCGCCCAAGTCATCAGCCCGCGCACACCCGTTGCAGCCCCTGTGCAAGAGACCGTCAAAGCCCCTTCACGCCCCGTTCGGACCTATCAACTGAACCCATACCAAGGATGAACACCGTAGACCTCCCCCTGAGCACCCGGGCCGGTCAACGCCGCCTGAGCCAAAACGACATCATCTTGCAAGAGCTGCAAGAATCATCACCTAGCTGGGTGACATTGCCCCGGCTCATGGAAGTCAGCGGCAGCGCCGCCGTTCACAGCCGGATCTCCGATTTGCGAAGCCGAGGCTATCAGATTGACCACGGCGGCGACCGCGCACCCGATGGCCGCTACATCAGCCGCTACCGCTTCATCTTCGACGAAATGGCCACCAAATAATGACCAACCCGGGCGACAGGGTTAAATTATGAATGAAACACTTTTTGACCACCAGCGGTTGACCATGACGGAATCCATTGATTTGACGATTCAATCATTGGTTGCTCACGGGACAAAATACGATCATTGGGCTATTGCTTACAGTGGCGGGAAGGATTCCAGCCTCTTGGTGACGCTTGTATGTCATTTGATCGCCAAGCGGAAAGTCGCACCACCCAAGACTTTGACGGTCCTGTATGCCGATACCCGCATGGAACTTGCGCCCCTTCACGCTTCGGCAATGGAGGTTTTGAAGGAAGTTCGGAATCGCGGGATCGAGACGCGAATCGTTTTGCCTGAGATGGACCAGCGATTCTTTGTCTATGTTTTGGGCCGTGGCGTTCCCCCGCCCAGCAACACTTTCCGATGGTGTACCGGACAAATCAAGATTGAGCCGATGCTTAAAGAGTTGCGTCAAATTCGGGCGCAACGTGACGGCAAATTCCTGATGCTGACCGGCGTTCGATTGGGCGAATCTGCCGCACGCGACGCCCGGATTTCGCTATCGTGCTCAAAGGACGGCGCGGAATGCGGGCAAGGCTGGTTCCAGACCGCGACGCCCGAAGCCGTGGCCGATACGCTGGCACCCGTCCTCCATTGGCGCGTTTGCCACGTCTGGAAATGGCTTCGTGACTACGCTCCCGAGTATGGTTTCCCGACTCAACAAATCGCGACGGCCTACGGGGGCGACGAAGCGGAGGAAATCAACTGCCGGACCGGATGCGTCGGTTGCAATCTGGCCAGTCGTGACTTTGCCCTTGAGGCCATTCTAAAGAATCCGGAGTGGGACTATATCCGGCCCTTGCTGGAATTGAGGCCGTTGTATGCCGAACTGAAACGCCCGCGAAACCGACTGAGGAAGGACGGGTCCGAAAAACGCAAGGATGGAAAGTTGGTTTCAAATCCAATGCGGATGGGACCATTGACGTTGGAGGCCCGGCGATGGGCGACCGGCCAAGTCCTGAGCATTCAAAACCGCATCAACCAAGCCGCCAATGGACGCCCTCGGGTTGAGTTGATCGACCCCGAGGAGCTGCAACGAATCCAAGAATTGATTGAGGCGAATACGTGGCCCAATGGATGGGATGGAACGGAGCCAGTCGCGTCAATCATCATGGACGAGGTCATGCGTGACGGGTCCATTCAACCTGACTTTTTCGCCGCATGAAAATTGCATTCACTCTAAACCCCGGAGAAGCAGGCGACCTGAAGAACGCCATGGGGAGATGCAAAAAGAAGATCACTGTTCGGCAATATGTTTGCGCTGCCATACAGGTCATGAACTGGATGGTTTGGCATTTGTCCAACGACAGAAGAATCATCGCGGTGGATGACGACACCGATGGAGTCGGGGAAATCGGATTTGACGCCGTGAAGGGAGAAATTCACGAAAGGCATTAAAAGTGAAAAACAGGGACCACACCAGCCAGCTCACCCTGCCCATCTTGGCAGACCTCACCCCACGGGGCGACGGGACGTTTGTGTTGAAACCCCGCGTCACCCAGGCCAGTGGCGAGACGTGGATTGACGCCAGCGAAGCCGCCACGATCCTTGGCGTCAGCGTGAAGACCATCTACCGGTTGGGCGACAATGAAACCATCCGGTGCAGGCAAGTGACACCCCGCAAGCGCCAGTTCGAAGTCGGCAGCATCCATGAATTTCGCGAGGGCATCGAAAAGGACCCCGAATACTGGCGCAACAGGACGTTTGAGCGGACGCAATAACGTTTAATAATAGCCCATTCCGCCTCCCCAGCCCCACGGCTTAGACATAAGCCCTGGGGCTGGCGCATTTTATGCGCCAGCGAAGGCGGGACCACGTCGAGCACAAGCAAGCCAGCATTGGCCGATGAACATGGTCCAGCCCGCGCACAGCGGACCATGAAATCGTTTGCCTCACTCCTCAGCGGCCTCGCCGCGTTGGTCGACGGGAATAAGACCTACATCACCGCCGCCGCCACTGGCCTCTACGCCCTCTGGTGCCAGCAGCACGGCAAGGTACCCGACGAAAACGTCAAGCTCTTCATCCTCGCGGCCATTGCCTGGTTCTTCCGGCATGCCATCGCAAAACTTGCGCCCACCGGCACCGCCCCCACGCCGGTTGACAATGGCACCCCCAGCAAAGCCAGCGCGGCCAATCTCGTCAGCGCCGTGGCCGCCTACCTCCTCGTCTTCGTTGGCCTTGGGTTGACGAACACCGGATGCGCCCTGAGCGCCGAGCGCAGCGCCTACACCGCCGTCGGGGCCGAGCTGGATGCCGCCGATGCAGCCGCCAAGGCCTACGCCGCCAACTTCGTCGAACGCGAGGCCAAGAACGAAGCCGACAAGCTCGCCGACGGCTATGCCCAGCGACACGACGACCTCGTGAAAGAGCAGGGCAAATTCAACGAACTGGTGAGCCGCTACGCCGTGGCTCATCGCAGCGCCCTCCGGCTTTACCTGGCTGCCAAGGCCGCAGCCGCACCGGGAGTCAATCTACCCACCGACCTCCACGCCTGGAGCGACGAACTCGCCAGTGCCGAGGCTGACCTGCTGGCCTTCACCGGTTCCTTCATCGGCAAGAAATGACCTGCGGTCTGCCTTTTAAACTCAACCCCTCTTCCCCATGAGCACCACCGCCACCCCGCCCGTTCCCGTTACTGAGTCTGCCGCCACGGCCACCAGTGGCATTGAGACTGGTATCAAGCTCGGCCTCCAGGCCGCCACCGTCTTTGCCGGTCCCTACGGCCCCGCCGCCAGCGCGGCGATTGTCGGCATCTTTGCCGCTTACGATGCCATCATGGCACACAAGCCCGCCTTCGTGAGCGACGAGGAATGGCGAGCCTACCTCACCAAGCCCATCCTGGTGAAGACCGGCGACGACTACATCAACGAGGCTAAAGTCAAACGTGCTCAATAAGCCGTCTGCAAGACCATGATCCTCGCCGAAGCCAACGCAGCCGGATTTACCAGCGGAGAATTTGCCGCCTGGGGAATGATCGCTTTCGCGTTGGCCGGTGGCATCAATCAGGTCTTGCGGCTCATGGATCGCTTTCGCGGCTCGCCCAGTGGAGCCGAAGCCGCCGCCGAAGCCCGGGCCCGCTACGTCACCCGGGATGAACTCGACGACCGCCTCCGCGACATCACCAGCGACATCGAGGAGCAAAGCAAAGCGCTCAAAGCCGAGACACAGCTCATCCTCAGCAAGATTGAGCACGTCAAGGGCGAGCTGAACGAGGCCAGCGAACGCCGCATCATCAGCGTCCATGAGCGCCTCAATGAGATCAGCGCCGTCGCCATCCGCGCCGAAGACCGCACCCGCAGCCATCACTAGCCTTTCCTGAATGAGCGCCTCTGAACGCAACGCCGACCTCCGCGCCGAGACCCTGGCCCAGCTCTATGCCGTCCGGCCCATGCTCGTGACCGCCGAGCGCATCACCCGGCAGCTCAAAAACCTCGGCTACGACTTCACCAAGACCGAGGTGGAGCGCGAGCTGGCCTACCACGTCAGCGATCTGCGGGTGCAAAAGCAGCTTATGGAAGCCACCGGACAGGATTGGTACGTCATCACCGCCGCTGGAGTCCGCAGCTACGAGGCCACCCGATGATCGACTTGAACGACAGCGCACTCGGAGCCAGCGGCTACCGGCTGAAAGGCAAGGTCGCCAGCCTGCCCCATGCCCTGCGCGAGCAAGTCTGTCAGCACCTCCTGAATGGCTGGACCTACGTCCAAGTCGCCGAATGGCTGGAGAAGGAAACCCAGCGCCCTTGGAACGTCGAAAACCTCAGCAACTGGCACGGCACCGGATACCAGAAATGGCTGAAGAACCGCGAGAGCATCGAGGCCATTGCCGCCCGGCGCGACGCCGCACTCGCCATGGTGCAGAGCCTCAAGGCCGATGGCCAGAGCGCGGCCTCCGCCATCAGCGAGGCCAATGACCAGCTCCTCGCCAGCCACATCTACGAGGCCCTTAGCGAATTCGACCCCGCCAGCCTCAAAGCCCTGCTCGTGGAAGACCCCAAGAAGTTCTTCAACCTCGCCATGAGCATTACCGCGCAGACCAACGAACGCACCAAGCGCGAGGCCCTCGAACTCCAGCTCAGCAAATACCGCGACCAGGTCGCCGACACCAAGGCCAAGCTCCTCGCCGCCACCACCCAAGCCCGCGCCGGTGGACTCAGCGCCGAGGCATTGGCCCAAATCGAAGCCGCAGCAGCCCTCCTATAAAATGGCCGGAGCAGCTCCATTCTATGGCAAAGCCAAAGTCCGCCCTGCGGGCGACAAGATACTCTTGCCGTATCAAGAGCGCTGGGTGAAGGACGGCAGCCTCTGGAAGCTCTGCGAAAAGAGCCGCCAGATCGGGTGGACCTGGAGCACCGCCTACGCCATCGTTCGCCGCTCAGCCTTGGCCGGCGCAAAGGATGACACCTGGATATCCAGCCGCGACGAGATTCAGGCCAAGCTCTTCATCCAAGACTGCCTCAAGTTTGCCAATCTCCTCAAGATCGCCGCCGAAGACCTCGGCTCGAAGGTGATCGACGACAAAGGCAACACCGCCCAAATCCTGAGGTTTGCCACTGGGGTAACGGTCAACTCCATGAGCAGCAACCCCGATGCCCAGGCGGGCAAGCGCGGGTCCCGCGTCTTGGATGAATTCGCCTTGCACCAAGACCCCCGGCAGTTGTTCAGCATCGCCACGCCCGGCCTCACCTGGGGCGGACAGCTCGAAATCTTTTCCACCCACCGGGGCAGCGCCAACTTCTTCAATGAGCTGGTGCAGGAGGCCAAGCACAAGGGCAACCCCAAGAACTTTTCCCTGCACACCGTCACACTTACCAAGGCACTCAGTGAAGGCTTCCTATACAAACTTCAATCAAAGCTCCCCAAGGACGATCCGCGCCAACAACTCGACGAGGCCGACTATTGGAACCAGGTCAAGGCCGGATGCGCCGACGAGGAAACCTTCCTCCAGGAATACGAATGCATCCCGGGCGACGACAAAGCGGCGTTCCTGAGCTACGACGCCATCGCGAGCTGCCAATATCCCGCAGGCGACAAGTGGGAGCACACCCTTGAGCAACTTGCCGCCCTTCAAGGCCGCTTGCACATCGGGGTCGACATTGGCCGCGACCACGACCTGACCGTTATCTGGGTCCTCGAAAAGCTCGGCGACGTCTACTACACCCGCCACATCCGCGAGCTGCAAAACTGCAAGTTCGCCGAACAGGAAGCCATCCTTTACGACATCCTCCGGCTGCCCAACGTGCGGAGGTGCTGCATCGACCGTAACGGCATAGGACGTCAGTTTGCCGAACGAGCCACCGAGCGCTTCCCCGGTCGGGTGGAGGAAGTGAAGTTCACCCAGGAGACCAAGCAGGACATGGCCGTCCCGCTCAAGCTCGCCTTTGAAGACCGCTCCATCCGCATCCCCTGGAGCCGAGCCATTCAAGCCGATTTGCGCGGAGTGAAGAAAGAGACCACCGCCAGCGGCAACGACCGCTTCACTGCCGACCGTGGCAAGAATGGCCACTCAGATCGCTTCTGGGCATTGGCCCTCGCCCTGCACAGCGCACAAACGCTGGCCCAATACCGCATCACCGTCTGCGAAGAGTAACTGAGCTATGCCCTCCATCGTCACCAACCTTCGCAGCCAGTTCAGCCAATGGATCAAGTCCGCCTTGGGCGGCAGCGGCGTCACCCCTCAGCAATGGCTTCGCGGCGATGAAAACACCAGCGCCGGAGCCGAGCTGATCAACCCCCTGACCCAGAGCGTCTGGGTCTACGCCTGCATCAGCAAGACCGCCGAGGTCATTGGGCAGATCCCCTGGATGATTACTCAAGGCGAGCGCGGCACCGGCCAGCGCATTCTGAGCGGGCCCCTGTTCGAACTCTTCGAGCGCCCACACCCCAATCTCGACAAGTTCGCTTTCTGGGACCTGCTCATCCAGTGGTTCCTCATGCGCGGCGAGGCCTTCATCGTCGCCCTCGATGCCGACAATGCCGTCATCAACCTGAGCAACCGCAATGCAGGCCGAGACATCCGGGCCGTTGCCATCCTCAGCCCCGATGGATTCTACCCCATCATCCAGAATCACCGCCTCGAAGCCTGGCGCTACAGCGGCTCCAATATCCTGAGCCCCGTCGACAGCGCCTTGCTACTCCCCGAGGAAATCATCGTCCTCAAGACCCCCAACCCGTTCAACTTCTGGCGAGGCCTTCCACCACTTCAGGCCGCCTTGCTCCCCGCGCAGACCGACTTTGCCGGTGGGATGTTTGCGAAAGGGATGATGCTCAACAATGCCGACATGGGATTGATCGTCAGCGTTGAGCACCAGCTCAGCGAAGAACAGCGCACCCAGATGAACGCCGCGCTGGTGGCTCGAAAGCGCAAGGCCGGAACGGCAGACCGCCCCATCATCCTGGAGGGCGGAGCCAAGATTGAAAAACCCACGCTGGCCGTCGCATCTCAAGAAGTCCTCAATCAACGCAAATTCAACCGTCAGGAAATCTGCGCCTGCTTTGGCGTTCCCCAGGAAGTCCTCGGCTTTACCGAAGATGCCAATCGCAGCGTCAGCGAAACCGCTTTCAATGGCTGGATCGACAACAAGATCGCGCCGATGGCCGCCCGCATCGAGGCAGCCCTGCAACCTGTAGTCCGCGCCTACGGTCGGGGCACCGTCGGCTGGTTTGCCGTCGACAACCTGCCCACCCGCCAGGCCGCACGCCGCGCCCGCTTTGTTTCCGCAAAGGATGCGTTTGTCAATATGGGCATCCCGTTGAGGGTGCTGAACACCGAGTTCGACCTGAACCTTCCCGACGACCTGCCGCACTACAACGACAGCTTCCTTCCCATGAGCCTCGAGCGCATCGGCACCGGGGCCGACCTCGAAGGAGCCGCCGAGGAGGTCGACGACGGCAGCGGGGAAATGATCCCCGTGGGCAACGTCGTGCAAGACGCCTTCGAGCGCCTTGCAAGCGGTCTGCAACTTTTGGCTGCCAGTGGCCAAGATACCCAAGCCGTGAGTGGGAAAGATGGGCAGGGTCCTGATATTACCCATGTGCTCGCCGACAAGGCAGGCGAGGCTCAGCAAACCACGGAGCCTGTTCTTTCCACCGTTGCCCAAAGGGGATTATCCCAAGCCTACATGGCCTCCATCAAGGCCAGTGAGAAAAAGAAGCGCGGCACACTCCGCCGCTTCTTCATTGAACAACGGGCCCGGGCACTGGAGCAGCTCAAGGTCAACCTGCTCACCAAGGCCGTTCGCGATCCCGGCGAATTGTTGAACCTCCCCGACGAAGACCGCCTCCTCAACGTCCGCCTCGGCAAGCTCCTCAGCCTCGACCTCCAATTCGGGGCCGCCCAAGTCGCCGCCGAGATCGGCATCGACTTCACCTTGCCGCCGTCCGAAGCCCTGGCCTACCTGGCCGAACGCGAAAGCAAGATCGTCGGCATCAACGCCACCACCGACGCCCTCCTCCGCAGCCAGGTCGGCGAAGGCATTGCCCTGGGCGAAAGCTTTGAAGCTCTGGCGGACCGGGTGAAAGAAGTCTTCGCCGATGCCACCGATCACCGCGCCGAGGTGATTGCCCTCACCGAAACCAACACCGCCATCAATACCGGGCGCTTCTCGGCCATGCGGGAGGCAGGCATCACCCACAAGGCCTGGCTTACCAGTCACCTCGAAAACATCCGGCCAACGCACCAAGCCTGCGAACGCATCGGAAGCATTCCGGTCGACGAAGTCTTCGAGCCCAATGGCCTCATGCATCCCGGCGATCCGAATGGGCCTGCGAACGAAGTCATCAACTGCCGCTGCCACTTGATTGCCGTTCCCGATCCCGAGAACGACCCGAGCCTAGCCAGCACCCCCAGCGCCTTTGTCCGGCTGGGATTCAATGAGTGGCTCGAATCTTACAGCAAGGCATCCACACCGCCCGCAGGAAGCCCGCAGAACGTTCAGACCACCATTTACCCGCCCTCAGCCCCTAAAAACGAAATGCAAGGCGGTTCCGAGGCTTTGCAAGGGCATACCGCCACGACCTGAACCCAACTTTCGACCCCCTCACACCCATGAGCCACTCCCTTGCCGAATTCCGCCCCCGCCTCGTCACCCTCGCCGATGGCGGCCTTGGCCTCCGCACCCCGCTCCTGTGCAAAGTCAAAGACATGGGCGATCCCGCAGATGCCACCCTCAGCTTCATTGCGACCGACGAGACAATGGATCGCTACGACGAAGTCATCTCCATCGATGGCTGGGACGTGAGCAACTACCTGAAGAACCCTGTCGTCGTTGATTCACACAACTACGGCAGCGTCGGCTGCATCCTCGGGCGGACCATCCAGCTCACCATCACCGGGGGCCAGATGATCAACCAAGTCCAATTTGCCTTGGACAATCCCATGGGAGCCCTTGCCTACAAGATGGCCAAGGCCGGGTTCATCCGAAGCGAGAGCGTCGGCTTTCGCCCCACCGCCTGGATCATGGGCCAGGGGCAAGACCAGCCCTACCGCACCTTCACAGCCCAAGAGCTGCTGGAGATTTCCCTGGTCGCAGTCCCGGCCAACCCCGGGGCCACCATTGGAGCCGCCTTGAAGAGCGGCGCGATTGATCGCGGCGACCTCCGCGCCACCATCGATCACCTCAAGCGATTTGCAGACAAGCCCGTTACCACCACGCCGACCCTGGAGCCTCAGCCCGTCGACGCCGCGCACCTGAGGCAACTGGCCGACCTGCTGAAAGGGCTTAATGCCGCCCTCAAGGCATGACAACTCCAACCCGTTCCCAAGGTTCCCATTATGAATCCCACCGAAGTTAGCAACCTCATTACCGAAGTGCGCGGCTCTTTGGCCACCCTTCAGGCATCCCACGGCGAAGTCAAAGGCCTCGCCCCCATCGTCACCGGCCTCAAGAGCCAGATGGAAAAGCTCACCGGCCTGCCCGAAGAACTGGGCACCCTCAAGGCCACCATCGGCGACCTCCAGAAGAGCCTCGACCAAACCAAGAAGGAAGCCATCGCCGCCCGCATGGCAGGCCAGACCCTGCGCCCTGGCCAGGCCGTCAGCGACGACTGCGCCAAGTTTCTTGCCGCCGTCAACATCCGTGCAGGCTTCGTTCAGAAG